TGTCTATGTTGATGGGTGCTGCAGCATTAAGTATTAAAACAGTTATTAAAAACATTGATGACTATTTATTAAAGCCCCTAGGTAATTCATTGTTTCATTGGAACATGCAATTCAATAGTGAAAGACCAGAGATACAAGGTGATCTAGATATTAAAGCACAAGGAACATCTTCTTTGATGCAGAAGGAAGTAAGATCACAAAGACTAATGACATTTATGCAAACAGCGTCTAACCCATCGTTAGCACCTTTTGTTAAATGGCATACATGTTTAAAAGAAGTTGCTAAGTCACTAGACATTGATCCAGATCAATTGGTTAATGATCCAGAGAAAGCAGCAATATATGCACAAATAATGGGGATGGTAAATGGAAATCAAACGAATACAGGCAATAGTGGACAACCAAGTCCAATGGGCAATATGGGAGGAGTACCTCCAGGAGCTTCGCCAACAGATCCAACAGGAAATGGAGGTGGCAATATCGGAACAGGTAATGTACCGATGCCAGGGGAAGCTGGTTTTGCTTCGCAAGATCCTCAGTCTAAAGGAAACAATTAAAAGGAATAAAGAAGAATAGTATGGCAAATACATTTGATACATCAAGAGTTGGAGGTGGTACTTACGAATTAGAACAAGATGCTAGTGGTAATTACAATTTAAAATCAGTAGGCTTTAAACAAGTAAATAAATTAAATTTACCTGATTTAAAAACTAGTGATACTACAAGTGTTGCTGATACAACTAAGAAAGCTACAGAAGATACTATTAAAGCACAAACTACAGAAGTATTTACACCAATGAATACTTATGGTGGTGGGGCAGATCAACAAGATACATCTACACCTATGCTTAAAACTGCAGACGTAAATAAACCTACAGTTAGAAATGTTGGTGATCCTATGACTAATATTGCATATGGACAAACTCAGGATATAAAAGCTGGACAAACTAAAGCAGATCAAGCAGCACCACAAGAAAGTATTGGTGCCACAGATTCAATACAGCCACAATATCAAGATGGAATTTTACGGGGTCAAACTGGTGTTAAGTATAGTAAGCCACCTAGTATAAAATCAAGAGCTACATCAGCAGTACAAGATACTGTATCAGGTGTAATAGACTCTGTTAAAAGTAATAAAGCACTTCAAATGAGTGGGAGAGTGTTAGGTGCTATAGTTAGTCCATCTTTGGCTGGAGCTAAAATGATAGCAGGTATGTTACCAAAAGAAACAGCTGTACAAAAAGTAAACAAAGGATACTTTAATACTAACGAAGGTAGCCAAAGAATATCTGGTAATCCTGCAACAGATTTATATGCAGGTATGAATAGAACTTCAGACTTTGGTAATTTAGAAAATGCTGGTAATAAAAGAGTAGCTACTAGAGAAGCAACAATTGCAAGACGTGAGAAAACTAATAAACCTATGTCTGATAAATTTAAATCAGATACTGCAAACATGAAAACACAAGCTGCATCTTATAAGCAAGCAAAAGAAACTGCAACAGATACAAGTCCAGGAGCAACTGGTGGAGAAGGTGGAGGCGGAGGTGGTTCAGATAGCGGAAGAGTTATTTGCACAGACCTACACAGAACAGGAGAATTATCTACTAGAGATTGGGTAAGAGATACAAAATTTACATTTAAAACATTATCTATAACACATGTTAAAGGTTATTTACTTTGGGCAGAACCAACTGTAAAACATATGCAGAAATACCCTAGATATAGAAAGATGTGGAAACACATTGCACAACACAGAGCAAATGATATTGCATGGAGATTAAACGAAGGTAAGTTTGATTTACTTGGAAGAATATATGCAGGTATAGGTGAACCCGTATGTTGGGCACTAGGTAACTTTGTAAGTGATAAACAAATTAGTAAATATAATTTAACACATTGGAGAAGAGCATAATGGCAATAGGACCAGGAGGCGAAGTTACTACAACAGGTTTAATGAATAGCCCAGCTAAGATAGCTGAAGCACCTGACATGTCAAACTTAAAACAACCAGCTCAACCACAAGAACAGAAAGCACCAGCAGCAGTTGCACCAATAGCACAGAAGCCAGAATTAAAAGATCCTGCTGTTATAGAAAAATTAAATAACTTATCAGACGAAGAAAAACAACAATTAGATATGGTACTATCACCAAGCCTTTCAAGTATACTAACAAAAATTATACCTGAAGCTAGTGACGTAATATCGCAGTTTACATCTGCTGAAGAAAACGTTATACTACCAGTATCAGTCGTAAAGAATTTCGCTAGAAAAAAATACCCTAGCAATACAGAACAAGAATCCATTCAAGGATTCGTTACAGAATTATCTGAGTCACAATCAGATGATACCAATAATGTGCCACCTGAAAATGTACAAGCATCTAATCCTAATGGTATGATGGCTCAAGAGCCTAATGCTATGCCAGAAGATACAGATGCAATAGATCAAGGTCTAGTATAATTTCAGCCCACAAATTATGGAAGTGAGCTACCCTTATCCATAAGGCACTCAACCTATGAGGATAAAATAATGGAAGAAGAAAAAAACTTAGCTGAAGTTTCAAATGAAACAGAAGCTAAACAAGAGACTAAACTTTTTAAAAAACCTGAAGGCAAAGCAATGTATCAAAAACACAGAGATGATGTTGATGATGCAGAAACTGAAGCATTCGCAAAAGGTGAATTAAATAAGTTTAATCAAGAACAAGCAGAAGCAGCAACCGTTCAAAAGGACACAGAAACATCTGAAGAAATTGCAAGCTCGGATATTAATGCTACTCCTTCAACTGAACGCCCTGAAAATGCAGAAGATCGTGTTTTTAAGAAACGTTATGACGATTTAAAAAAACACTATGATTCTACTTTATTTAAGCACAAAGATGAAGTTAGAACTTTAAGAACGCAATTGGAAACATCTACTAAAGAGTTTGTTCCACCTAAATCTAAGGATGAATTAGATGCTTGGAAACAGGAGTATCCCGATGTTTATGATATGGTTGAAACCATAGCTATGACAAAGGCTGATGCTAGAGCAAAAGAGATTGAGGAGAAATACCAAAGTCTTCAAGTTCAACAAGAACAAGTTAGTAAAGAAAAAGCTGAAGTGGAGTTGTTAAAAGCACACCCTGACTTTAGTGAGATTCGTCAGAAAGATGAGTTTCATGAATGGGCTAGTAAGCAAGATCCAGTTATTCAAAGTTGGTTGTATGAAAATACATCTAATGCACAATTAGCTGGCAGAGCAATTGATCTATATAAAATGGATCAAGGTACTAGTAAATTAAATAAGAAAGAGGGAACAGCTGTTAAGAAAGAAGCAGCTAAAGCTATAACAAAAACTAGTAAAGCTACAGAATCAGATATTCCCACAAAGAAAATCTGGTCTAATTCTGAAATTGGTAAGATGGATAGACGAACGTTTGAGAAGTTTGAAGCAGAGATCGATGACGCATCAAGAGAAGGTAGGATTCAACCTTAAACTAACAACTATAAACAAAGGCAAACATTATGGCAACAATGGGAAAAGCAACTGGATACCAAAATTTACCATCAGGTAATTGGGCTCCAGCAATTTATAGTCAGAAGGTTCAAAAGTTTTTCAGAAGAGCATCAGTTGTAGAAGACATTACAAACACTGATTACGCTGGAGAAATTGAAAATTTTGGCGACACAGTAAATATAATAAAAGAGCCGACTATTACGGTGAATGACTACGCTAGAGGTCAAACAGTAAACACAGAAACACTTGCAGACGATCAAATTCAATTGACTGTCGACCAAGGTTCGTACTTTGCGTTTAAAGTAGATGACATCGAAGAAAGACAATCACATGTAAACTTTGAAGCTCTTGCAACTTCTTCAGGTGCTTATGCACTTAAAAAGAACTACGACTTTAATGTATTAAGTGCAATTTACTCAGGTGCGAGTACTTCAGCAGCTAATACAGGAACAGACGGTTCACCTATTGACGGTGATGCAGCAGTTGACACATTAACAGATATTATGTCAGCAGCTAAAACAGTTCTTGATGGTAACGATGTACCAGAAGAAAATAGATGGTTCGTTGCACCACCAGCTTTCTATCAACAACTTAGAAAAGCAGGTGCTAAAATCGTTGATCAATCTGTTATGGCAGACGGATCAGCTTCAGCTATGAGAAATGGTATGATTACAGATAGACCTTTATTTGGGTTTAGAATGTACACTACTAATGCTATAGCAGTATCAAGTGGATCAGCAGCAAACAAAACATTTGGATCAGCAGGTTCTAATGAGTACGCTTTCCTTTATGGACATCAAGGTGCAGTAGCAACTGCAAACCATATTGCGAAAACGGAACTTATCAGAGACCCTGATTCATTTTCAGACATCGTAAGAGGTCTTCACGTTTTTGGAAGAAAAGTTCTAAGAACTGAAGCAGTTTACTCTGGTGTTATAACAATCGGTTAATTCTAACTTAGAAGGAGAAATAGAATATGGCAACTTACGACAAAACAGGAGTAGGTGGTACTACAGGACATCCGTCTAATGGTAGAACACCTTACTTAGTAGAAAACACAATCGACATAGCAGCGATTAATGGTGCAACAGGAACAGCAACAGGAGATATAGTTCAAGCTCTTGATATCCCTGCAGAAACATTGATCATGCAAGCAGGAATCGAAGTACTTACTGCATTATCAAGTTCAGTTACTATGGACTTAGGTATAACAGGTGTAGACGTTGATAACTTTGTTGATGGTGATACTAACGCAGCAGGTTATAGTCTGCTTACAGCAACAGCTAATCTTGTTGTTGCTAGTGCAGATACTCTAGATGTACTTGCATTAAGTGCAGATTCAAGTGCGGGTAAAATCCGTGTTTGGGCAGTACTATGTGATGTATCAGGTATCGATGAAACTGATCATAACTAATAGATAGATAACTTTAAGGGGGGTAGTAATATCCCCCTTAGATAACACCCCTTATAACATTTAGAAAACTTATGGCTACATATAATTTAATAAACAAAACTAGTGCAAGCACAGGTCAAAAGATTATTGCATTAGGTAATAATAATGATGTAAGGTTAAAGAATTTAGAAAGTAAAGTTGAAGAGCAGTCCGATAAATTAGATCAGATAACTTCACTATTAAATGCAATATCAGAAAAGACATCAGCTTCTTGAAATAATTTCTGAATACAAATCTGACAATACTGCATTAAAAAAGCAGATCGATGATTTAAAGAAACAATTAGATGATGCACAATCTCGTATTAAAAGATTATTAATTAGATGCGAACAGTTTGCAGAAGATAACAATACAACAGAGGAATAAATAATGGCTACTACTTACTTAGAATTATCCAACAGAACACTTAGAGAATTAAATGAGGTTGAATTAACTTCATCTACTTTTTCTAGTAGCCGTGGTATTCAAACTACTATTAAAGATTTTATTAATAAGTCTATTCATGATATTTATAATGAAAGTGTAGAGATACCTTTATTACACACATCAACGACTCAAGCTACTTACACTGGAGACAGTGAATACACATTTCCATCGGATATGCGTAGAGTAGATTTTGAATCTTTTTTTTTAAAACCAAATGAATTAATTACTAATGGTGAGTTTACATCTAATATTACTAGCTGGACTACAATAGCAGGTGCAGGAAGTGCAGCTTATAATAGTAGTGGCAATGGTAGATTAAGATTAAATGATTATGCTGCATACCAATCAATATCAACTGTAGTAAATAAAACTTATAATTTACAAGTAAGAGTATTAGATTCAGAAGGTACAGGTGCTGCTTTAAAAGTACAAGTAGGTACAACAGCAGAAGGAACACAAAATTTAAACACAACATTAACAGTAACTGATTTTAATGCAGGTGAGATACTAGATGTACAGTTTACTGCAACAGACCAAACAACATTTATAACTGTTAATAATACAACTACAGCAACCAATCTTGATGTAGATTATGTAAGAGTATCTAGAGCAGATATAATGACTAGAAAACTAAGATATATATCTTATGATGATTACATGCAAAGATTTAAAGAACAAGATACACAGAATAATAGTGGTCACTATGGTCTACCCCAATATGTTTATAAAAAACCAGACTACAGTGCATTTGGATTAACACCTATACCTGATAAAAATGATTATTTAATTAGCTATGAATATTTTACAACTCACACAGACTTATCAGCACATGGAGATACAATGGCATTACCAGATAGATTTGGTCCATTAATTGTAGATAGATCTAAATACTACACATATATGTTAAGATCAGATCCAGATCATG